TGCGGAGTGGCGGGCATGCTTTATGTCTCCTAGCTTTCGATCCAGAACGTGTCGTACTGCTGGGTGATCTGATAGGCAGGCGGGAGTTCCGCACCCGCCAGCGTCACAAAGTCGTCGGACTCCTGTTCGAGCGACGTTTGCTTCACTTCCGTATTGTTGGAAGTTCCGCCGTACCCATCCAGAACCGACCGCATCGCATCCGCCACTTCGCGGGCCTGCTCGTAGGTCGCCCCGTAGATGCTGTATTCCACGCTCGTCACGGGCATGCCCATCGGGGCACCAAGCGTCTGCTGCCGCCGGATCGCCACGCGCCGCCACGTCACGAACGGAAGAGCGGCCGAGGCGGGGGCCACTACCGGATACACGCGGCTGCCCACAAGCCCGGCCACGGTGGCATTGGCAATGAGCGCCGAACGCAGGACGGCTTCGGGGGATTTCATTACTGGCCTCCTAAGTCGCCGTATTTCCGCTCGTACTCTTTCACGGCCCGCGTGAGTGCCTTCCGCATCTCCACGTCGAGGATGCTCTGCATCTGTGCCCGCGACTGATTGAACGCCTTCCGCAGCGGATGCCTAGCGGGCGAGCCTGCGACGGTTCCGCTGGCGATGAAGTCCACTGGGTAAAGACCACGCCCCGTGAAATCGCCGCGAGTCTTCCATGACGACAGCACGCCGCGGCCTGCGGCTGGCTTCTTCTCGCGCTCCACAATCGTGCGAATCCGCCCGCCCAAGATGACCTTGCGCCTGCGGCTCACCTTGCTCTTCCCCGCCATCCTCGGCCTGGTGCCAAACTCCACCAGATGCGAGTGGTAGGCCCGGTTCGGCCCCTTCAGCACAGTGCCGCCCACAAAGGCCGGGGTGGCACCCTTCTGGCTCTTTGCGTTCGTGGGCCGCCGAAAGCCGATCACGATCACGCCCACGGGGATCTGCTGCTTGTTGTTCGTGTACTTCCGCTCGGCCTTCGACACGCTCGCCAGCAGGTTGCCCGTCACCTGCCCGAGGGCTGCCGTCTGTTGCCGCAGTGCCTCCTGGCCGGGCTTCGCCGCCTTGCGGAGTGCCTGGGCCTGGTACTTCAGGCTGATCTCGCGGGGCAGTGCCTTCAGGCTCTTGATCACGTCGTCGAGCGTGGTCAGGCCGTACTGCTGCTTTGCAAACTTGCCTTTGCCAACGGCAAGCCGCAGCAGCGACGGCCCTTCGGCAAAGACACTCACGAGATAGTCTCCTGGCAAATGGCTTCGTGCTCGCTACGGTTGCCGTGCTCGAGCAGGCTGACGATCTCCAGCGTGCGGCCCCGCCATGCGAACCGCATGCTTTGCGTCAGGCCAGAGAGGAACCGCAGCCGCACCTTGTGCGTGATGCTCACCTCCTGCTGCCCGGCCGCCAGAGCTTCGCGGGCGCTCACGCCTTCCACGCTGGCCCAGACTGCCGAGGAGTCGCTCCACGCCAGCACCGTCTCGCCCAGGGCATTGGTGCTGCCGCTGGCGACCTGGACGGTGATGCGTTCGCGGAGCTTGCCGGGGTCGATCATCGGTAGGAGCCCCATCGCTGCGAGTCGAGAAGCGACTTAACGCCGAACGGGATTTCGTCGCCGCTCATGGAGTCGGCCGCCATGCGGCGCTCGAACCACATGCCCACGAGCATCAAGATGGCGTGGCGGATCGCGGCGGGCACGTCGGTCCCGCTGGCCCCGTATCCAGCCCACCACGTCACGGCATGCGCCCCGGCGTCGATCCGGTGCGGCGGCCATGTGCCCGCATAGATGGGCAGCACGGTGCCCGGCGTCGATTGGCGATCCACGCGGAACTGCTCCACGGCATAGGTGCCGGTCGTGCCGCCGTCTGCCGTGAACGTGAGCGACACGGCCGTGGCCGTGCCAGCGACGGCCATCGGCGGGCGGGGTAGCTCCATCGCCTCGATGCCCGAGGTGGGGAATCGGTCGAAACGCATGACCCACTGCGTGTAGACCAACGTGCGGTCGAGGTACTGCTCGCACCACTCGCGGGCCGCCGTGATGAGGCTGGCCACATAAGCGTCGTCGGCGGTACTGTCGATGCGGCAGTGGGCCTTCGCCTCGGAGAGCGTCACAGGCTCCACGGCGGGCGGCGTCTGGCGGCTGAGGCTGCGGTACATCACTTTCGCTTTCTCCGCTTGGGCGTGGCGTCGGCCGTCTCCACGTCGTGCTCGACGGCGGCCGTCTCGATCAACTCCTGCTGCCGGTCCTCCACCGCGAACCGCTTGGCGATCAGTTCCGCCGCCAAGCCGCCGGGGATCTCCACGACCTGGCCGGGGCGGTAGGAGCGGAACGAACGCAACATCCTTAGTTTCTTCATTGAGGGACGCTCCATGCAGTTTCGGGCCGTTTGTTCGTGCTCGTGAACTCAGTGGTCCATTGGAAGACGGGCTTGCCGAGGTTCTGCCCCGGCCAGGTCACGACATACTCGCCGTGGCCGAGGACCACGCGCGGCGTGATGAAGACGCGGTTGCCGCTCTCCCGCCAGTTCCGCCAAAACCAGATGTCGTCATCGGTGCGGCCGTCGTTCCACGATCCATCTGGGCCGGGCTTCGACCAGAACCAAGGCTTCTTGCACCGCTTCAGGGCGGCCGTGCTGATGACCGTGAGCCCGAAGTGGGCGCTATCCACTTCCTGCACCGGCTCCGAAAACCACGACATCGGCAGGCTCGTCTTCCCGTCCTCGGGCGGGTTGTCGAGCGTGCCCGGTAGCGTCAGCATCGGGCGGCCGTCTTCGCGTTTCGTTTGCAGCCCGGTCAGGGCGTCGCACTGAAACGTCAGCGCCATCGCGAAGAGGTGCTCTACGTCTTCACGACAGAAAAACGTGTCGTAATCAATGAGAAGCAGGAACTCTGCGGTGTCGATAAATTTTTCCATCACGCGGGTGTTCACTTGGCTCCAGAACGCACCCGTGCCCATCGTGGGGCGAATCCCCAGCGGCATGAGTGCCTGAGCCCATGCGAAGTGGTTGGCCGTGAACGACAGCCTGGGCATCGACAGGATGGCTTCCACCCGAACGTCGGCTTCAGTGCCCCCAACCTTGACGATCATGCAGACCTCGCAAAAAGAGAGCGGGCCGCCCCGTAGTGGAGCGGCCCGCCCAGTTTGCGCATCGCGTCAAGCCGTCAGGCTCACGCACCGACGAGGCCGATGACCGGACCGGCGACGGTCGATGAGCCGAGGCTGTGGTGCGTGATCGCCACGCGAGCCGAAGCCTTGATGACCGTCTGCTCCGACAGGAAGTTCACCTGATCGCTCGAGGCGATCTCGATGCCCTGGCGGATGCCGTACATGGAGCTGTTGCCGAGGTTGGCATAGAGCGCCATGATGGCCCCGGTGCTGTCCGCACCGCTTGGGAGCCGGTCGGTGAGCACCACCGGGCTGCCGAGGAACGTCAGGCCCATGCCAGCCGTCAGGCCGACCGAACCGCCCTGGTTCAGATCGAGAGCCTGCATGCAGCTCGCGAAGAAGAACGGGCTGCAATACCACTTGGCACCAGCCCGGCTGTGCTGCGGCATGGCCGCCATCATCGCCAGGAGGTTGGCCTTGGTCACCTCGTCGGGCGTGTCACCGGCAGCCGTCACGAGCGACGCCGCATAGGTGGCAGCCGAGGAGGCCAAGAGACCGCCCGTGTGGCTGGTCACGAGACCGGCCACGGCGGGAGCGTTCGCCGGGTTGCCCGAGAACGCAGCCGACTCGATGGCGTTGGCGAGCGACAGGCCGAGCTCGGCCGCCACCCAGTCACCGATTGAGATGACCGAATCGGCCAGAAGCTCGTTCGCCACGATCGTGGCGGCCGTGACCTTCTTCGCCGTCAGCGTCACCTGGTTGATCGTGGGATCGCTGGCGCTGATCGCCACATTCTCGTCCTGCCACTGGCTCGTCGCACCGCCCGTGCGGCGCGGGAACAGCAGCACGTCGCTCGGCATCTGCACGTTCTGTGCGTTCTGCACGAAAGCGGAGTACTGGTCCACGAGCCGGATCACGGTCGAGGAAAGAACGTCAGCCACGGTCGCGGCACCGGTGGTGGCACCGGTCGAACCGAGAGCGCGGGTATCGATGCCCGCATCGTCGCACCACCGCTTGGCCTCGGCATCACCCTTGCGGGCCTTGATGTACATGCCGAACCGGTAGGCGTCCTCGGCCTTCTCGAACGCACGCAGGCGGCCCGCGAACGGGACGGCCTCGATGCGGACGGCCTTCTCCTCGGCACGGACCTCGGGGGCCGGGGTGCAGCGATCCACCACCGACCGCAGGTTCTTGGCCGACTCGACGACCGACTTCTCGAAGTCGATCTTCTTGGCGAGATCACCGGCCCGCTTGTTCAGCGTTTCCAGTTCGAGGTCGCGCTCGGCAATCTTGTCGTCGTCGCCTTCGATGGCGCGAACTGCGTCGATCCGGTTGGCGAGGGTAACCGCCTCGTCCTGAAGCTTCTTGAGGTTGTCCACTGTGGTGAATCTCCTGGCGGCGGTATTGCCGTGGAGTCCACAGTGCCACTAGCGGGCAGACCTCTTGCAGAAGCGCACTTCGGAAAGTGTTGTTTTCACAAACGCCACCGCCCGAGCCCCGCACCGGGGGCAGCGCAAATACCGCTGCCGCTCGTCACCGCATGGGCGGCTGGAACGGCACCGGAGTTTCTCGCCGCAGGTGCAGCGGGCTTCAGACATTGCGGAGCCTCAGAGTCCACGCCGCAGCGGCGTCACGGACCAGGGAACGCTTCGCAATCTCCGCAACCACCTCGGGGGCAGCAGGTGTTTCCTGCGATGCCAGCCAGGCTTCATACGAACGCAGGGCAACCGAAGCGGAGGTGGCGGGGTACGCGGGCACGAGCACCGGCCCCACGTCATACAGCCCGCTCACTTCGCGGATCTGCCGCACGGCCTTGCCGTCCTCGCCAGTGCGGAAGGATTCGTTCTTCGGGTCCACCGTGAAGGCGAACGAACTGCCCTGCACGTCGCGCCGCTGGATCAGTTCGAGCACGTCGGCCC